TAGCTAAGATCGAAGCTTTTTGTAAAAAGTATGATGTACTTACATTTATTGTAGCACATCCAACTAAAATGTATAAAACAAATGATGGAAAAATTGAAGAACCAACAATGTACAATATCAAAGGAGGTGGTGAATGGTACGATGCTAGTTACCATGGGTTATTGGTACACAGAGACTACGAAGCAAAAACAACAAAAGTTAAAGTGCTTAAAGTTAAGTTTCAAAATCTAGGTGAAAACGGTGCTGAATCACACTTCACGTGGGAGCCACGATCTGGTAGCTTTATACCACACGAAGCTGTAGTTGATGAAGCAGAACCAATGCCTTGGGAATAAATGGTTTGGCAAAAGAAACGTACAGGTAAAAAAGCTACAGCTAGAACATGGACGCCAGAAGAAATGAAAGCTGTTGGTTGGTGTTTATCAAACAATATATTTATAAGTTGTATACCAAACTGGAAAGAAAAAGGTATTAATTGGTTTATAGATATTAAGATAAATAAAAACGTACACAGAGATCCTAATACGTACGAAGACGAAGAAGTGTTTAATAAAATATATGAATATTACAAATACTATTATGACAAACATAAAAAATGATTTTTATACTGCTAATGAAGCTTTTGAGTATTTTTACAACTACATAAGCAAACATGGTACAGACTTCAGAGATACTAAAACTTTATTTAACATAGGTTTTTCAATACACAAACCAATGACAAATAGTATAGTAGTTAAAGAACGTAAATGGAGCAAAGAGTATGCTGAAGCTGAGTGGCAATGGTATTTATCCGGCGATCGTAATATAAAAAAGCTAGGTAAAATATATGGTAAAATACCTGAAATATGGAAACGTATGGCTGATAGTAATGGTAACGTAAACTCTAACTACGGTTGGCAATGGCAACGTAATGATCAGCTAGATAAAATTATTAACTTATTAAAGCATGATAAATATACTAGGCAAGCTGCTATATCAATATATGATGCTAAAGAGTTTGATAGTTACTCATACGATACGCCTTGTACTTACGCTGTACAGTTTACAATTGTAGATAATAGGTTAAATATGAGTGTTGTTATGCGTAGCAATGATTTATGGTATGGCTTTTGCAATGATCAATATTGTTTCTCTAAATTACAAGAACTTGTAGCTAAAGAAATAAATATGGATGTAGGTAGTTATTATCACTTTGCACATAACCTACATATATATAATGATAAACTAGGTTTGCTATGACATATTACTTATACCATATACCAGGCAAAAAGGTTGGCGTAACAACTAATCTTGAATATCGTGTTCACAAACAACAAGGTTATTATCCTGGTGAATACGAAATAATAGAAACATCTGATGATATAGATTTTATATCATTAGGTGAACAAATAATGCAAAAGCATTATGGTTACAGGATAGATGAAGTACCTTATAATAAACTTAAATTTAATAATATGAAGATGAAAATTAATGTTACAGAGCAGACAACAACCTTTCCCTGCCCTGTTAACAAGTTAAAAGGAAGGTTAATGGACTGTACAGGTATGACTTGGGACACTGAGTATGGTTCTTGCATAATAACAGAAGAGTCTATAAAATGGATTATAGATAACGTTAAAGAGTCTATGTATAACAAAGAAAGATGTTATGTGTATAACAAAGCTTTTGCTAGATATTTTGATAATAATGATCCATACAAAAACAAAACAATAACTGGTGGTTTATCACCTGAAAATCAAAACGGTAGAGTTATATCTAAGTTTGATAAAATTAGATTATGGGCTGAAGACAGAGGCTTATATGATAAAGGCGATCCTAAAACACAAACATTAAAGTTAATGGAAGAAGCTGGTGAAATATGTAGAGCTATACTAAAAAATGATCAAGAACAAGTTATTGATGGTATTGGTGATTGTGTTGTTGTGCTAACTAATTTAGCCCGCCTTTCAGGTACTAGCATTGAACATTGTATTGATGCTGCGTACGATGAAATAAAAGATAGAACAGGTAAAATGAGTAACGGAACATTTAAAAAAGATTAATATGTCAAGTAGAGAAATATATGATGCACAAGATGGTATTGCTGCAAGAAAGTCTTATGGCTTTCGCGATCCAGTAGTTAAAAATGTAGTTGATAAGTTTGTTAACAGGTCTAATGTAGGTTATGATAAATATGGTAGAACATTAGATGATGAACGTAGAAATAAACATAAAGATTTATTAGGTTATCTAAATGATATACAAGAAGAGCTTATGGATGCTATATTATATATACAAGCTGCACGTGAAGAATTAACTGAGTACAATGGTGCGCAAATATAAGAAAAAGCGTGGTCCCGTCAGAGCAAAAAAAGTTACATATGACGGGATCAAGTTTGCTTCTGGTTTAGAAAAATATATGTATACGTGTTTAAAAAAAGCTAAAATACATGCCGATTATGAGGGCTGTACGTTTACTCTACAAGAAGGCTTTATGTTTAACGTTGAAAGTTATGAAAGGCAAAGCAACGGTAAAGGTGAAATGGTTAACAGAGGTAATAAAAAAATATTACCAATTAAATATACACCAGACTTTGTAGGTAGTAACTTTGTTATTGAGTGTAAAGGTAGAGCTAACGAAAGCTTCCCAATGCGATGGAAATTATTTAAAAAATACGTTAATTGGAAGATGAAACATGTAACTTTATATAAACCACAAAACCAGAAGGAATGTGACGAGGTAATTAAATTAATAATCAAAAAATCTAAAAAATGAAAAATGATTGGAATTTAAGCCTTGGAGTATTTCCTGGCTTACTATTAGGCGTAAGATCTTACGTCGAAGAATATAGAACAAATCACGTTTTATATTTATTATTCATAGACATTTGCTTAACAATTTATAAAAATTAAATTAATGATAGATTTAAACAATAAAATACTGTCTGATATTACAGTTCATATGAAGTACGCTAAGTACATACCTGAGCTTAATAGAAGAGAAACATGGGAAGAGCTGGTCACTCGGAATAAAGAAATGCACCAAAAACGTTATCCTGATTTATATAACCAAATAGAAGAAACCTACAGATATGTCTATAAGAAAAAAGTTTTACCAAGTATGCGATCGTTACAGTTCAGCGGAAAGCCGATTGAAATTAGTCCAAACCGTTTATACAACTGTAGCTACCTTCCTATCGACCACACTGATAGTTTTAGTGAGTGTATGTTCCTTTTGTTATCTGGTTGCGGTGTTGGTTATAGCGTTCAAAAGCATCATGTAAAAAAGCTACCACATATAACTAAACCATTTAAAGGTAGAACTAGAAGGTTTGTTATTGGTGATAGTATTGAAGGTTGGTCTGATTCAATAAAAGTTTTAATTAAGTCTTATTTAGGCTCTAAGAGATCATCTAAGATAAAGTTTGACTTTTCTGATATTAGACCAAAGGGAGCTAGGCTTGTAACCTCTGGCGGTAAAGCACCAGGGCCACAGCCATTAAAAGAATGTTTAGTAAAAATCAAAGGTATATTAGAAAATCAAAACGATGGAGAACAATTATCAACACTTGATGTTCATGATATTATTTGTCATATTGCTGATGCTGTGCTTGCTGGTGGTATTCGCCGGGCGGCTCTTATAAGTTTGTTTTCAGCTTATGACGAAGAAATGATTTCATGTAAATCAGGTAATTGGTGGGAGACAAACCCACAAAGAGGTAGAGCTAATAACTCTGCTGTATTAATGAGACATAAAATAACAAAGGAATTTTTCTTAGATCTGTGGAAACGTATTGAATTATCCGGAGCTGGTGAGCCTGGCATATATTTTAATCACGATAAAGACTGGGGTACTAATCCTTGTTGTGAGATAGCTTTAAGGCCATATCAGTTCTGTAACTTGTGCGAAGTTAATGTAAGTGACGTCACAAGCCAAGAAGATCTTAACAGTCGGGTTAAAGCTGCAGCCTTCATTGGCACGCTTCAAGCAGGTTATACGGAATTCCACTATCTAAGAGAAATATGGCAAGAAACAACAGAACGCGATGCACTTATAGGTGTGTCCATGACAGGGATCGGGAGTGCCGCTGTGCTCCAGCTGGATATGAAGGCCGCTGCAAGTATCGTAAAACGAGAAAACACCCGGGTTTCAAAGTTGATAGGTATAAACAAGGCAGCACGTACAACCTGCATCAAACCAGCGGGAACTACGTCGCTAGTGCTGGGTACTTCATCAGGCATACATGCTTGGCACAACGATTATTATATAAGAAGATTAAGAGTAGGTAAAAACGAGTCTATATATAATTATCTAGTTAAAAACCACCCTGAACTTGTACAAGATGAATATTTTAGACCACACGACACTGCTGTTATTGAAATACCACAATCAGCACCAAAAGGTTCTATATTAAGAACTGAGTCTGCTTTTGACTTACTAGAACGAGTTAAAAAAGTTGCTACCGAATGGGTTAAACCAGGCCATAGAGCTGGATCAAACACTCACAACGTGTCTGCAACAATTAGTTTAAAAGCTGATGACTGGGAAAAAGCTGGTAAATGGATGTGGGATAACAGAAAATGTTACAATGGTTTATCTGTATTACCTTATGATGGTGGTACATATACTCAAGCTCCTTTTGAAGATATAACTAAAAAAGAGTTTGATAAGTTAGTTAAACACTTACAAGATGTAAACTTACAAAATGTAGTTGAAGAAACTGACGAGACTGATCTATCTGGTGAATTAGCTTGCGCTGGTGGATCTTGTGAAATAACAAGCTTATAACTAAAACAATTATTATGAACAAATTATTTTTAACTGTAGCTCTAGCTTTTATTACTAGTATAGCTTCAGCTCAGTTTTCTGTAT